CTGAGGGTGGTATGCTTGATAAAGACAAAGCTGAAATGATTAAATCTTTGAGAAATGATGATTTTAAAAAAATAAAAATGTCTCAAGATAAAATGGAAAAAATAATAGCAAAAGAATTAGGTTCTAAGATTGGATCTATGGAAAAAGTTTCTAAAAAAGCTATAGAAGATTTTAAACGTATGGGTGCTAGTCAAGCAGCCATTGAGCGAATGAAGAAAGAAGGAGTTCTTACTGTAACAACAGTCGGAAAAAAAAGAAAAAGAAGGCTTGGTGATGGAGAAAGATCAAGAGGAAGAAGGTTTGATCGCTCATACGCTGGAAGTAAGTTCATAGACTAATGGCGCGAGCAAAAAGAAAATTAGAAAAAATTTCTAAAATGAAATAACTGGAGCAAATATGGCTAATAAATATAAAGTTATAGAAAATGGAATTAGTTTACTTACAGGAGATACAATATATCAAATTGCAAATGCAGATGATGAAGTTGTAGATGTAGGACCTTACAATAAAAAAGAAGCACAATCAGCTTTAAAAGCATTGCAACCTAAAAAAGTAGCTAAGAAAGTTTCTAAGAAAAAAGCTACTAAGAAGTAAATAATGGCTACAAGTGGAACATATAACTTCAACTTAGACTTGAGTGACATTGTTGAAGAAGCATTTGAACGAGCAGGTTTAGAGGCTAGGTCAGGTTATGACTATAGAACAGCAAGAAGAAGTTTAGACTTGATGTTTTTAGAGTGGCAAAATCGTGGTCTAAATCTTTGGACAATACAAGAAGGCACTCAATCACTTACATCAGGTACTTCAAGATATACTTTATCTGGAGATGAGCTAGATATTATTGAAGCGTTTGTAAGGGTTGATGCAGGAGATACTTCAAAACAAACAGATCAAATGTTAACTAGAATATCCATTAGTCAGTTTTCTCATTTAAGTAATAAGTTAGAATCTAGTAAACCTTTACAATATTGGGTAGAAAGAGATCCTAGTGCAATATCAGTAAATTTATGGCCCGTTCCTGATGATGCCCAGACATATACATTGGTTTACTATTATATGCAAAGAATAGAAGATACAGGCTCAGTAGGATCAAATAATGCTGATATACCTGTAAGATTTTTACCATGTTTGACTGCTGGATTAGCTTATTATATTAGTCTAAAAAAACCTGAAGCAATTGAAAGAGCACCTTTACTAAAACAAATTTATGAAGAGCAATGGAGTTTAGCTTCAGATTCAGATAGAGAAAAAGCATCATTATATATGGTTCCGGGAGGTTATTCGTAATGGCTAGTTATGCTAAGGGTAAGTTTGCTTTTGGTTTTTGCGATAGAACTGGATTTAGATACCCATTAAAAGATTTAGTAAATCAAATAGAAAATAATAGACCTACAGGCAAAATGATTGGTAAAGATATGATTGATCAAGATCATCCACAATTGCAGTTAGGTAGAATAAGAACTTTAGATCCTCAAGCTTTAAGAAATTCAAGACCAGATACAGCAGAAGGTGAAAGCAGAAGATTTTTTGCTTTTGATCCAGTAGGCGGTGGTAATAGTGCTTTAGGCAGTAGAACTGTAGGTCTTGATATAGAAGGCAAGATTGGAAATGTAACAGTGAGTATAAGCTAATGGCATGGACATATACAACTTTAACTCAAGCAATTAAAGACTATACAGAAAATACTGAAACTACTTTTAATAATAATATTCCGCAGTTTATTAAAAGCACAGAAGAAAAAATACTAAGAAGTGTAGAATTACCAGTATTTAGAAAAAATGTAACAGGTTCGATAACTAGCGGAAATCAATATTTATCAACACCTAGTGATTTTTTAAGACCTTATTCTTTAGCATTAGTAAATAGTAGTTCATATGAATATTTAGTTAATAAAGATGTAAATTATATAAGAGAGTTATACCCAGTTTCTGCAACTACAGGTGTGCCTAAATATTATGCTTTATTTGATGATAATACATTTATTTTAGGACCAACACCTAATGCTAGTTTTACAAGTGAATTACATTATTTTTATGAACCAACATCTATTACTGAAAGTAGTGATGGTACAAGTTGGTTAGGCACTAATGCTGAAAATGCAATATTATATGGTTCATTAGTAGAAGCTTACATATTTATGAAAGGTGAGCCAGATGTTATACAAAGTTACAATGAACAATTTCAAATTGCTATGGGATTATTGAAAATGGAAGGTGATGGATACGATAGAACAGATGCTTATAGGACTGGACAAAGAAAAATTAAGGTTAGTTAATGTTTGATGTTGAAGTAAAAGCAGATATAAATAATGTAAATGTTTATACTACTCACAATAGAGGTTTTTTACCTGAAGAAATAGCTGAAAGAGCAGTAGAAAAAATTGTTTCTGTTTCAGAGGGATCTAGTCCCGAAGTAAAAGCACAGGCAGAGGCATTTAAAAGTAGGGTTTATCATGTTATTGTATTAGCTTGTAAAGATGCAATAAATAGTGATAGGACTACAATGCACAATCTTTTAACAAAACAAGGTCATAAAGATATGGCTGATATTTTAAGGAGACTATAATGGCTATATCGCAAGCTATGTGTACTTCGTTCAAGAAAGAACTTCTTGAGGGGGTCCATAATTTTAAAAATTCAGGCGGTAGCACTTTTAATTTAGCGTTATATACAAGTTCGGCTTCATTAGGAGCTGCAACTACTGCATACACAACTTCTAACGAAGTTAGCGGAACTAATTATACTGCTAAAGGTGGTTCACTAACTAGAGTAGATCCATCTACTTCTGGAACAACAGCATTGACAGATTTTGCAGATTTGACTTTTAGTTCTGCAACAATTACTGCAAATGGTGCAATGATATTTAATGATTCAGCTTCTGGAGATCCAGCAGTTTGTATTTTAGCATTTGGAGGAGATAAAACTTCTACTAATGGGGATTTTACAATACAGTTTCCAACAGCGGATGCTAGTAACGCCATAATTAGAATAGCTTAATGGCTAATATAGCAGGTTGGGGTAGAGGAACCTGGAATTCTGGAAGTTGGGGAAATCCCTCACCTGTAGAAGTTACTGGTAATGTTGGTACTACTGCACTAGGTTCAGAAACAGTAGTTGCAAAATCATTAGTTGTAGTTTCAGGAAATGTAGGAACAACAGCACTTGGAAACTCTGTTGTTATAGGTGAAGCAGTTCAGGGATTATCTGCTGTAACCTCGACATCAGGCCTCGGAGATGAGAGTATTGTATGTGCTGCAAATATATCTGTAACAGGTAATGTAGGCACAACAGCATTAGGCTCTGAAACTGTAATAGCAAAAGCCTTAACAGAAGTTAGTGGTAATGCTGGAACAACACAACAAGGAACGGTTGTAGTACAGGCCGTAGCTGTAGTTGGTGTAACTGCTGTAGCGTCAACAAGTGGACTTGGCGATGAAAGTTTAATAACAAACAATAATTTAGCGGTTACAGGTTTTACAGGCACTACTACTATTGGAAATGTAACCAGTATAAGTAAAGCTTTAGTAGAACCAACAGGAGTAGAAGGGGAAGGACAAACAACAATAGTTAACATTTGGGGTTTAATAGATGATTCTCAAACACCTAATTGGAGTCAAGTTGATGATTCTCAAACACCTAATTGGAGTTCTATAGATGATTCTCAAACACCGAGTTGGAAAGAAGTAGCATAAGAGGAATAAAATATGGCAAGTACATATGTAAACGATTTAAGATTAGAAGAAATAACCACAGGTGAACAGTCAGGAACTTGGGGCGACACCACTAATACAAACTTAGAACTTATTGCAGAAGCGTTTGGTAGTGGAAGCGAAGCTCTTTCAGATGCTTCTACAGCAACAATTACAATGGCAGATGGAGCAAGTGATGCAGCTAGAGCAATGGCACTTACTCTTACAGGTTCTTTATCTCAGGCTTGTACTGTTACATTAGCACCTAATACAGTTAATAAATGCTGGATTATACAAAATAGTGCTGGTGACACAGTAACTATTTCTCAAGGTACAGGCGCAAATGTCGTAATACCAAATGGCGGTATTAAGATGATTGTTGCTGATGGTGCTGGTTCAGGAGCAGCGGTTACTGATGTATTAGACCTAACAGGCGGTACAGGTAACGTAGGACTAGGATCTGGCTCATTAGGTTCAGCTTTAACGACAGGAACAGATAACGTAGCAGTAGGTGAAGCCTCACTTGATGCAGTAAC